AGCATTGTAAGTGCCAAAAGATGTGGCATTCCCAGTGGTATCTATGGTGACTATTTGTTGAGTGTTCAAATACGCCGTTGTTGATTTCCCAGCAACCCAACAAGCTTTAGTACTGTTACAAGCAGAACTGCTAAACCTCATTCCTGCAAGCAGATCACCAAAGTCAGTGGCGTTTCCAGCACTAGCGGGATTAATGTATTCGATAGTATTGGTATAAGTAATTCCATCATTACCACCAGCGTGAAGAACACGACTACTATTTCCACAAGCCGAATTTTGTCCTTGTTGATACCTAACTGAAGTAAGATCCCCCCAGTCAATTGCACTAGAAGCTGTGGCAATAGTTACATAATCTATAGTATTTACACGACCGCTAGAGGCGTACCCGCCAAAAAAGAAACCTTTAGTGCCGTCAGAAGCACCGCAAGCATTACTCCTAGTCTGAGTTAGGAGGCCGCTCCTAACACTAGCGTTTCCAGTAGTTGCTATTGTAATTTCTGAAATCCAGCCGTTATATGTAGTAGCACCATCCCACATTGCAAAGATTGTGGTAGTGCCATCAGATGCAGAAGAAACCGTTTGAATACTTGTCAGATCGCCAAAATCGGTAGAATTTCCCGGCGTAGAGATTGTAACATAATCGATGTTGTTAATGTAATTGCTTATTATACCCCCTGCAAATATCCCTCGACTACCACTTGATGAGCCTGAGACTCCATTTCTAGCACTTGTTAAAGATCCAAATGAGGTTGAGCCACCAGAACCAGTTAAATCTATGTAACGAATTGCAGATGTGGGACCGTTACCACCCGCTACAAGCATCCTATCGCCAATATGCGACAGTGGTGGTGGCGGGGGTACTGTAGTAATCGCTCGAAATTCACCATTAAAATACTGATAAAGTTTTTCATTGCCAGTATCCCACCAATAGTCGCCGTTTGCATTCCCGCTACTAGGCTCAGTTCCACTGGCAGTGTAATTTTGTGTAGGTGAGGTACCACCGACTAAGATACCATTTTCAAGGTCAATCGCTGTGCCGTTATCTTTAATGGTGTTTACTTTTAATGTACTCATTATGAATGCGCTCCTGATGTAGCACCTATGCCGTACCCCGCCTCAGCGGTAGTACCCCAAAGTGAGGCATTTCCAGTAGTATCTATTGTAACTCTATGAGCGTAATTTTGGAATTGAACTGAAGCATTTAGGCCTTGAACCCAAATTGCGTGTGTATCGTTGTTCGTAGAGCCAGTATACCAAAGAGCGTTTGCTAAATTACCAAAACTAGACGCATTACCAGCACTTGCTGGATTTATATAATCAATAGTTGCAGTATAATTTCCTGATGAATTAGTTCCCCCACCAATAAGTATACGGCTACTGGTTCCACAAGCGGAGTTGCCGCCCGTATCTTTTCTTGCCGTAGCAAGATTTCCCCAGTCTGAGGCATTACCATCCGTAGCAATAGTCACGTAATCTATTTCATTAATAGCAGTAGAACTAGAAGCCGTTCTCCCACCAAAGAAGAAACCCTTAGTACCATCAGAAGCACCGCAACCATTACTTTTGGCCTGAGTTAAAGTGCCAGACCAAGCGGTGGCGTTGCCAGCGGTATCTATGGTGACTTCTTGGATTAAACTCGTTTTGTTATTATCATTCATAGCATAAATAGCTTTGTTGCCATTAGATGCTGAAGCAATGGTATAAGAAACCTCTGTCAGATCACCAAAGTCAGTAGAGTTTCCAGTCGAGGCTATTGTGATGTATTGTATTGTATTAACGACCCCTGAGCTTGTCGCTGCGCCCGCAAATAGACCTCGACCCCCACCAGAAGCACCAGTAACATATGCAGAATCTGCTAATAAATTACCGAAAGTGTTAACAGTCGCTCCAACATCTAAGTCGTAGTACTGTATTCTATTGTCTCGGCCAGCGCTTACAAAACCTAACGTAAACAATGCTCTATCACCAAACCAGACAGGAGGAAGTGGATTTGCCGTTCCACTGCCAACAACTCGCTTCCACTCACCCCCAGCCCGATAGTCTAAATACCTAAGCGTTGGTTGATACCAAACATCACCATCGCTGGGGCTAGTGGGTTCAGTGTCACTATTAGTAAATGCGCCGCCACCAAGGCCTTGCAAACTTCCTCCAACCTTAATTCCGTAGGTGAAATTAGCAGCACCTGTGCCAGCTAAATTGTTAATTTTATCTACTGTAATATCAGACATTACGCAGCGGCCCCCGACATTGAATCAGTATTACCCCGTTCTTTGGTTAGATCCCCAAAATCGGTTCCGTTACCAAGAGTGTCTATTGTGACATACGTAATCTCATCTCTTTTATTAGGATAATTCGCAGTACCACCAGAATAACAGGCTCTAGTTTCATTACACGACATCCCACCCAACCAAGTGTCATCACCCATATCCCCAAAGCTAGATGCGTTACCTGCAGAAGATGTGTCGAAATAATATATTTCAGAAAATTCAACAAAACCTTGCTTTCTGCCCCTACAATGCAAAACCCTAGTATCGTTACCACAGGCTTTTGTGTTCATACAAGCGAGTGCAAGATCACCCCAATCAGTAGCGTTACCCGTTGTTTGTATTACAATAGAACAAATTCGGTCAGTCAGGCCGTTATTGCCGTTCCCGCCCATAAAGAAGCCTCTAGTGCCATCACTAGCCACTCCCATTGCTTGATAATCGTTGTCTGTAATGTCTCCAAAATCAGCAGTGTTTGCAGAGGATTCTATACTTTTATACTCAATACGGTTATCGGTGCTTGTAAATCCAGAAACAAACATTCGGTCTGCATCATTGTCTGCACAAGTGTCTTGTTTAGCTACTCCTATATCACCATACTGACTTGAATTACCTAAAGTGGCAGTAAGAATTGTCCGAATATTCGGAGTCAAAGTACCTTGTATATTTCCAGAGATAATAAATCCTCGACCAGATCCCGCCGTACAAGAACTAGACGAGATATAATGTGCATCATCTCCAAAGTCAGAAGCATTACCAAGGGTGGTAAAATCCCAATAATCAATGGTATTACCATAATTGCTAGTACTTGAATACTCAACTGCGCTATATCCCGGCCCCTGTATTCCCCTATCGCCGTAATGCGAAGGTAAAGCGGGTGGTGAAGCTCCCAAAGTAACCGTTTGCCACTCACTGTTTGCATAGATCATTAATTCGCTGTTTGTAGTATCCCACCAAACTGCACCATCACTAGGGCTTGATGGCTCAGTACCACTACTCGTAAAACTGGAAGTACCTATACTGCCTAGAGCAACACCACCCACGGTTGGGGCGGTAGTGAAGTTGGGTGCGCCTGTTCCAGCGGCATCAACGATTGTATCTACACGAATTTCGGTCATAGGATTACGTGCCTTCCCCCAGCCGCAATAGTTAAAGTTACGCCGCTGGCAATAGTAAGCGGCCCAACTGTTAGAGCGCTTTCTGTGGCTCCTACTGTGGTGTCAGTGGTTAAAGTGCGGGAGGCCACGTTTACTGCGCTAAACCCCGCAGAAGAAGTTATTGTGCCGAATTGAAGAGTTCCGCTGCCATTAGTTTTTAAAACCTGATCTGCAGTACCATCAGATGTAGGTAGTGTAAATGTGTCCACAAAGGATTGAAGATTTGAGTCGTAGTTTTGTAATCTGACCCAACTACCAGCGTGTGCAAAGTACATTGCACCATCGCCGTGTACGTGAGTTATTCTACCGTGATTACTTGAAGCTGATGGTAGATCACTAGTAGAACTATAAACTTGAACAAACTGTAAATCATCTGCAGTAGGCGATATAAATACTTTTGCGCTACCAGATAAGTTAAGTAGACTTCCTGTAGAAGAGGAAGTAAGTGACCGTGTGAGAGTGCTTCCAGAGTTGGTAAAAACTCCAGTCCCAATCTCGAAAGCAGTTGCAGGAGATCCCCCATCTTCGATTACATATCTTAGAGTCTCTCCATCTAAAGAAGAAGGTACAACCACAAAACCAGTCTCCGCAGATCCTAGAGTGATTGTACCTGTTCCAGTAGTGCTTGTGCTTACTTTTACACGGTCAGCAAACTTTGCCATAAGTAGCCCTAACTATTTAGGTAAGACGAATAACAGCGTTTGTAGCATCGGCTGTTGGGAACTGTACAGTGAGTGTACCAGAGGTTGCACTAACAGTACCACCAAAGTCAAATACTGCAATAGCTTTGTTTGACTGAGAAGAGTTGTAAATAATACAACCATCTGCAGAAACTGTTACGTTGCTGAAAGCTTCATCAGCAAAGTCAACAAAAGCTGTAGTTCCAGAAAGTGAGATAGCAGGTGAATCTAAAGTTCCACCGCCAGCACTATAACCAGTACCAGAAGCTTCATCAGAGTTACCTGTAACGTCAGAGTAGTTAGTAGTTGTGGCATCGTAAGTGCCTGACGGACTGGCTTTGATTAAAGCTATTTTCAAAGTGTCCGTATCAAGATCGTGAACACCTCCAAGCAACTCTTGCTTGAAACTGCTGCACATTGCTGTAGTGATTGCCATAAGAGGTATCCTTTTTCAATGCAAGACTAAGAAAAAGAGTAGGCCACAGTTAAGCAGCCTACTCTCTAACTATTTAAGCAGCGTTGTATACTGCAGTTACCAGAGCCTCTGGACGTAGAATTTTACGCCCGTAAAGGTGCATACCGCGAACAATATCAGCGAATGAATCTGGGTCACGATAAGTCTCAACTTTGTTGAGTTGCTGTGCAGTTGCAACAGCGGAGTCGTGTCCAGCTACAATAACGCCATAGTTATCGTCCTGTGCAGTAGTACCTGTGGTTCCGGGGCCAGTTCCCTTCGCAGGAAGGTTGTTTGACTGGTAAATACGGAAACCGTGAAGATTGTTAAGTACCAGACCGTTTTGCAGTCCTGCACCACCGAAGTCTGCGTTCAATACGCGAGAATCTTCGTCTTTCAACATTTCCATAAATACGGCGTCAACACACAGCCAACGACCACGAGTATCAACATTAGCCTGATCCATAATGCGACCCATACGGGCTACAACTTGGAGAGGTGTTGCTGTGGCGGTTGATGCGGCTGTTGCACCACCGAAGCGAGGAGCCAACGGAATTGAGTCACCAGTTGTACCTGCAGAAGCAGAAGTGGTAATGTTTCCGAAGTCTGACATATCCAACTTGTTAGCAGTCAGAAGTTCACCCGTCAAGTCACCTGCAGTTTGGTGTGAAGCAGTACCGCTTACGGAACTAACTACAGCACCCGCAGTAGTGTAACCAGACATATATGACAATACGTCAGCATCCATAGCGTCAGCCATTTTATATGCTGCACGATCAGATGACAAGCGCATAAAGTCGTGATGGGCTTGCTGCTCTTCAATATCGTCAAGCTTGAAGGCAAAGTAGTTGGCTTTGTCGATAGTCAACTGAAAGTCATTGTCAACGAGGTCTTGCGCCGAAACGGTTGTACCACGTAGCAATGCATTTACAGTGATATCTGGCTCCTTAAGAATACGCACTGTATCCCCTTGGTTCGCAATCTCACCAAAATATTCTGAGTTAGTAATTGCATTTACAGTAGCAGCCTTGCGAAACGCAATCTGTGCCTGCTTTGAGTAGATAACGCTGGAGAATACTCCATTGTCAAGGTTGGTATAGCTATTAGCTTTTCCAAATGCAGCCATAATTAATCTCCTTATAGATATGACCGTTGAGTTTTACAGATCAATATCCACAACAGAGGCCAAAACTTATCTAGGTAGCTTATTATTAAGGTATGCCTACCGTATCTAATAAGGGCTAAACGTGTCTGGGTAGTCTTTTAGTGGCTAGAGTCTTAGTTTAAATACACATTTTAAGTGCATACTATACAAGTTATACTAAACTTGCAGCTATTGTCAATAGTTATTTTGACAAATCATAAATAAATTTACCAGATTTCTGAGCTTCGTGTATTTCTTCGTGATGTTTCTCAAACTCTTTGTCACTCATTTTAGCAACAGTTGATTCACGCCAGAAGTTTTTACTCTCATCATCGTTTACAGTTGTTCTACCCTTAGTTTTAACAGAAGAGGCAGCAGCCTTATCTGAACTACTAGTAGACTTAGCTTTAATACCCTTGTGTGACTTATAGAGGTCAATAGCTACTGCTACAGATTTAGCATCCTCTGAGTTTTCATACAAAGCATCTTGTACAACTTTAGGTTGTTTTTCTGCCCAGTTATGAAACTCGTCTGAGGAGCGAATCTCTTCAAAGTCAGGGTGTAAAGACATAAGCTCCGCTTCAGCTTTCTCTTTCTTAGCTTGAGTACGTAGCTCTTCTATTTCTTGGAGTCGCGTGTCCAAGGAAGAAGCTTTTTCAGCAGCTTTATTTTCTGCAATAGCTTCGACAATACCCGCAACATCAGGGTACTTAGCTGTCCAAGCTTCAATCTCTTCCTTAGATTTGGGAAGAACCAGTTCATTCTTAGAAGCTTTTTCAAGTTGTCCTTGTAGCTTTTCAAACTTTTCATTCCAATCTTTTTCCTTATTCTGTAAGAGCTTACGTATATCACCGTATCGCTTTTTAAAAGATTTCTCTTCAGCGCTTAGTCCATCTGTTCCTGAATCATCCGTTTCGGACTCTTGGGATTCCACTGACCGTGTTTCTTTTTGTTCCGTATTACTCTCATCTGAAACTTGGGTGTCCTCAACGCTTTCGCTATCGGGTTCCTGATTATCTTTTGCTTCTTCATCGCCCTGTTCACCTTTTAACAGTGCATCTAGTTCACGTTGCTCTTTTTCAAGAAGTTCTTTGTTACGCTCGTGTGCATAACTGTCAGCTTTAATAATAGTTTGTTCTGTCATAGACATATTGTAGTTCCTTTATGTTGGGGCCAGCATTACTGCCGGGTAGCCTTATTATTTCTTCTTTTTCTTCTTGTCTTTCTTGAGCATTAAACCACCTTCTGCTCTATTACCTCCTGCGTAAACAGACCCATTAGTTACACTTCCTTGGAAACCGCCAGACTGACCTTCTTCTTTAGTTTGTCTATCTAATCTATCTCTCATTGCATCAGCTGCACTGTAACTATCGTCGCTACCACCATCATTATTGCTACCGCTACCTACTGCAGGTTTTTCAACAGGTTTTCTTCGTTTACCAGAAATAGATGCATCTAAACCTAACTTATTACCGTCTTTATCTTTAGCTTGTATGCCGGGAGTTCCATCAAACCCAAGTAAATCTCCTAAGAATGTGTCAGCAAATCCGACTTGTTTATCTCCAGAAGTATCTTGTAAACCCTCAGTTAAAGTCCTCTGACCACCAAAGAACCTAGAACCTGTATCTTCTGTGTCTGCAGTTTTATCAAAAATCTTTCCTAACTGAGTTATTTGACTTTCCGTTAGATCTGTACCGTCAGCATTTTTACCACTCGATAACCTACTAGCAACCTCAGAGTTAACCTTTGCTGCTCTACCTTCTCTGGTCATCCTCATTATTTGAGTAAGAGCAGGCCCAGTACCATAACCAACTATTTCCTCAAGAGTACCCATAGTTGCAGCCTTGTCACCTATTTTTTCAAGCTCGTCTTCAGAGAGTTTACTTAAATCAACAGGCTCTGGTGCGTTACTAGGATCACCAAACTGTGGGTCACTGTCATCACCCCTTGGAGCTTCAAGAGCTTGCTCAGACCTAGCACCAACCTCAGTATACCCTGCAGGAATGGGTGACATAGGTTGACCATTAACGTAACGAATAGTAATAGTTAAACCTGCTTCGTTTTCAAAGGTCTTCCATTCCTGCGCTGGGCTACCAGAACCCATAAAGGAAGCAGGAAACTTTGCCTCTAAAGCCTCTCTGTCTAGAAAACCACCCTCGTTCATCTGTACAGGCTCTTCTTCTACTTGTAGTTCAGATACGTCAAACGGTAGAGAGTTTTCCTCTGGTACAGGTTGACCACCAATACGTCCATTAGCTTCCATATCTTCAAAGCCAGACTTAGCTTGTGTACGCAGATCCTCAAAGAACTTAACACCGTAGTACCGTACTACATCAGCGGGTACGACATACTCACCCTCACTAAGCCTTGCATCAATGTCATCACGTACCTCTTCTGGAAGAGATCCCGGTGGTACTTCATTACCTGATATGGGATCTACCTCTTCTACAGAGCCGCCCAGCGCAAAGGCCATTTGAGTTTGTTCTTCCATAGCCATTCCACCTTTATCAAAATTTGCTTTAACACCTGTAATTTTATTCTCAAACTCAAATCGAGGGTCATCAGGTGTTGTCTTTTTTGCCCTTTTAGCAAATACTAATGGGCCTACTTGCATTACTTGTTCAGCCGAAACAACAGGCATACCATCAGCTTTATCATAAAAGTAAGAAGCTCTATAAGGATTCATACCTACTTGTACCCATTCAGGATCGTCAAACAGATTCTCTACTGTCTTATAGACTTCTTCTGGGGCCATATTCTGCCACTCACCTTGCATTCTAGCAATAGTAGTTTTCGCTGAACCTGTGGCAATCTTTGAAGCTGCTAAGGGGTTAGAGGTGAAGTTTACATTATTAAGAACGGCAGACTGCCCATAACCTACAGTTTTACCGTCTTTTACAGAACCATCGTGTAGTGATACAACCCAAGTATCTGAATTATTATAAGCAGGTATATCTAGTCTAGAAGAAATAAGTGTACCATCTTCAATAGATTTATTTACACCTAAAACACCTTTCTTTGTTTTTCTTGGGTCTGTAGCGTGTAAAGACTTTACAACCTCTTCTTTTGTTGGAAACTTTGGCATCTCTGTAATAGGTTTAATGGGCTGTCTCTCATCTGACAGTTTTCTAAACTCTTCTGATGTTATCTTTCCCTCACGAAGATTAGTAGCTGCAGCCGCCATTTCATCGTCTGGTGGTATTCTAAACTTATCTTTTGCGTAGTTTACTTTTTTCCAATCAGCTAGATCTTTTTCGGAAAAACCTAAATCATCTACAGCGTCAGAGGTAGCATCTAAAGTAAGAGGTCTAGGCTTTGATGGTACATCTCCCGTACCCTTATATATAGTACCGTCTGGCATTTGTATATCTAGACTACTAGGATCTGCTTTAGGGCTAATTCTATAAGGCAGTTTAATATCTAGGGTAGCAAGGTTTTTTCTTAAATTAGCATTGGTTACATTACCCTTTGCCCATTCATCAATCATATTTTCCATTTTAAGAGTAAGGTCATAGTCATACTCTACATCAAAGGGAGATGCCTCTTTTTTAGGTACAGGTGGTATATTAGTAGTACCGTCTATCACAGTGTCAGTCTGTTTAACTAAGTCTGCACCCTTACGTATCATACTCTTTGCTACTGGGCCAAGTGCAGGTATACTTCCTAAAGCTTCAACACCTGCAAGCATACCAACCTTTAGATAATCAGGCTCTTCTTTTTGTAACTCTTTCTGTACTTCTACTACTGAGTCTACTGGTGTAGCTAAACTTACGGCTGTATCAGCAGCGGTGACTGACATAGGTTCCTCTGTCCTATCACCAAACACTTTAGAAAAGTTATCTGCAGAAGGAGCTACCTCTGCTCTTTCCTCTGGAGTCATATCAGATAAACGTTTACGATAGTCAACCATTCACTATCCCCTTAAGTAGCTTTAACCGCCTTAGCGTACTAATAGCACCCTGCGCTGAATAGACTTCTTGTACAGAACCCGCCTGTTCCATAGTCCTGTGCTGTGTAGCTATAAGTTCATCAATAAGTTCATTAAACTCATCCATAGCTTGCTTATTGTTTGCAAATTGTTTAAGCGACATTACCAGTAAACCCTTGTTCCCCCGGTGCTGGTGCTGTACCAATACCCATCTGTGAACCACCGCCACCTGACGTATCAGCTACTCCCTGTGGGCCTTGTCCTTGAGGAGCCTGACCCTGTGGTGCTGGAACGCCTTCTGGCCCTGTAGGGGGCTGTTGTGGAGCTTGGAAGGTCTTTAAGATCTCAGCCTGTATAGCAGCATCTTGCATAGAATTTGTGACCTTATCAGGATCAAGATCCATAGACTTAGCAATCTCACGTATAATGTAGTCCATCTTAGCAAACGGTGCTAGTGTTGGATTCTGCGCTACCTGTAAGAACTGCATCAGACGCTGTGAGCGTACCTCATTAGCCATTAAGCTTTCTGTACCTGATGCGCGTACCTCTAGATCACCACGAATGTCTGAGTCAAAGTCAAACTGCATATTAAATGCAAAGAAAGATTTGCCTAGTGGACGTATAAGGTAATCATCCACGTTTTTAACAACATTTCGTATACTGCCATTAGCTGCAGACATAAGCATAGAGATGCCAGAAGCAGTTCGCCCCACTCCACTAACACCAGTCTGACCGTGTGCAAAGCTTGGGAAACCTGTGCTTTCATCTGCTAAAACTCTAGCCTTATCAAATAGTTGCATATTTTCTTGAGCTACATTGGGAAATTTGGTCCCAAAAATGCCTTGCCCCGGAGCGCCCCCCTGTCTTCGAAACACTTTCCCGGGATACACACTTAAGTCCTGCCCCGGAACTAAATTAGTTTCGTCAACTTCTATGATTAGATTACCAGATAATGCAGCATTGTCAATAGCCATACGCATAAACCCATTCATAAGAGTTTGCGTATCATCCATATTTTCCGCAATACCTACCCCAAAGAATGAGTAAGGGTTATGTTCGTATGGTGTTGCATAATAAGGTATAGTTGATGGCTTAAAAGGATTAAGCACAAAGCGAAGAACTTCACCATTACAAACCCAGATGTTACAGTTAAGCTCTTCTAAGTTCTTGTACTCACTAGGAATAGATACACCATTCTCTTGAAGTAGGTCTGTATCGACAAAACCCCAGAACTCTAGTACTTCCCAGCGCTCTGTAGAAGCCTCAGTGTCACTGTCTTCCATAGTTTGTTCCCAGTACTTCATATCGTAGTCTGGGCCTTTATCTACGGCAAGCTCTACAGCATCACTCATAAAGTAAGGACGGTGTTTTAAACTACGTA